ATCAAGCAGCAAATAATAGAGATGCTGAAGTATTAGAAGGTCAAGCTGCACAGATAGAACAAAAAGCAGAATTTGATATCGCACAATTTAATAAAGATTATTATAGATTAACAGGACAAGTAACAACTGGTCTTGCTAAATCTGGAGTACAAATTGGTACTGGTAGTGCTGCTAATATTGCTTTATCAAATGCTTATGAAGCAAAGTTACAAGAAAATTTAATAAAATATAATTCTCAAGTTGCAGCAGCTAATAAAAGAGAAGAAGCTAGTTTTGCAAGAATAAAAGGTGTTATGGCTAGACAAGAAGCTAAACTTGCACAAATAAAAACTGTAGCATCTGCTGGTACAACTTTATTAACAATAGGTGGTGGATCAACTCCAAATACAACAGGAAGCTATGGAAATAGAGGAACTGGTATGTCTGGTTATGGTGGAGGAGCTAGTTATTAATAATGCCTAAAATACCTACATTCACAGCACAAGGCTCAATCACTCAATTAGCAGGAACTACTAATGCTCCTCAAATAGGATTAGATCAAACAATAGGTAATGCTTTATCTCCTGTAACAGATATGGTTATAAAAAAAGCAGTACAAGAAAATGATACACAAAACAGAACTGAAGCATTAAGATTAGGAAATGAGTTTACTAGAAAATTAAATACTCTTGAAGATACCATTGCTAATGATAATACTGGTTTAGGGGTTAATAAACAATCTGCTAATTCTTATTACAAACAACAAACAAATAATCTTATTAATCAATTTAAGTCTCAAGCATCTAATAATGCTACTGCAACTTTATTTACAAACAATGCTTTAAATGCAGTAAATAGAGGAATTTTTAGAATTGATACTATAGTAGATAAAAATGTTTTTAAAGACCTAACAACCCAAGTAGAACTTGCAGAAAAATCTTTAATAACTCAAGCTCTTTTTAATAATAGAGACGAAAATGTTGTAGATGAATTTGGTATGCTTGGTAATGTAAATGATTTTGATTATGCTAGTCTCCAAACAAACTTAACAAAATTATATACAGATGCTTTTTCTGGTAAAATACCTGCTGCAAATTTAAATGCAATGGTTAATAATATTCCTGCTCTTGTGCAAGGATTTCAAGCAAACAAAGATATTTATGATAATCCTAGTTTTGCTTATACAGAACTTAATAAAGGAGAAAACAGTTCAGTTTATCCAGATTTAAAAGTTGAACAAAGAACTAAATTAATTAATAAAGTTGAGACTATGATGGCTCAACCATTACAAGTAGAGTTTGCTAATGTTATTTTTTCTTTACAAGACAAAGGTACAGAACAACCTTTTGATTTTAATTTTGCAAAGAAAATTTTACCACCAGAAAAATATAATGAATTAAAAACAACTTATGATTTAGCTAAAATTAATGCTGAAGATGTAAGACTAATTAGAACATTACCTTTAGATGAAGCAGATAAACTTATTGAGAGTAAAAATTTTGGTACAGATTTATACGTAGGATCTGCAGATCGTATAACACAAGCTAAATTAAAAGAAGGTTTAATTAAAGTTAGAAATAATGCAGAAAAACAAATGTTAGAAGATCCTGTTAAGTTTCAAATAGAAACAAGTCCAGAGATAGAAGAATTAACTAATAATTATAGAACAGAAACTAATCCAGAAATTAAATTAGCTAATAGAAAAATACTAACTAATGCAATAATAGAAGATCAAATTAAACGAGGAGCTGATTTAGCTAAATTAAAAATATTAACTAAACAAGAAGTTACTCAAATTAAAGATGAGTTTTTAAACGCATCTGTTACATCAGAAGATAAACTAAAATTAATAGAACAATTAAAATTAACTTATGGTGATGAAAATATGGGAAAAATTCTTAATCATTTACAAGATGAAAAAACACCAGATACTATATTAATGGCTATTGCTACAGATAGTATTGAGTTAGCTAAAGATTTATTTGATAGTAGTACTTTAGAAGATTTAAAAAAAATTGCTGTTCAAAAAGATATACAGCCTAATAATGTTTTAAAAAAAATTATGAAAAAAACAGAAGATTTTGGAGAGGTACTTAATTCTCAAGGAGAAGGTTCTGAATCTAAAGACGCTAAAATGTTAAGAATTAATGAAGCATTATTAAAGGCTTCTTTATTAAGAATAGATAAAAATACAAGTGTAGATGATGCTATAGAATCTGCAGCTAATGATTTTTTAAAAGATTATGTTCTTAATAATAGTTTAACTGCGTTAATACCAAAAACTATAAATAGAATAACAATTCCTACAGCAGCTGTTCAAAATAAAGCTGAAGCAATTTTAATTGGCATAAAAGATGATTCACCGGGAAATTATTTAGAACGATTTATGGGAGAAAAAGGATTTATGCACTATGCGGAATCTTTAAATCTTTCTAATGTAACTGAAGAGGATGTTAAAAAAAGAATAGGATTTACTATTCGTAATTATTCTAAATGGTTAAATAATAGTGATATGACAGGTATGGTTTTATATGCTGATTTTGGTGCTGCAGGGATGCAGCCTGTAGTAAATGCTGATAATCAAAGAGTAGAGTTTTATTTTACAGATTTACCTAATCAAGACCCTACAATTAAAGATACAATTTCTGTTTATCCTGTAACTGGTGATGAATTACCACTTATACCCGATCCACCTTCTGATGATTATTTTCAATATAATGAAAATTTAATTGACGATATTATTGTTGATGGAAAAAAAAACTCTAAAATTCCGGTAGACGATCAATCATCTATTTTTAAAACAATAGGTGATGCTATAATTTCTCCAGTAGCAGCATCAGACATGAACTTAACTTCATCAAAAAAAATTATATTAGATAAAGTTGGTGGAGATATATATAATGAAGAATCTCAAAATAATTTACAAAAATTTATAACTGCTGTGCATGACGTTGAAAGTAATAGTGGAGATAAAGATTTTTTATTAAATGAATCTTCAGCTACTGGAGATTTTCAATTTAAAACTAAAGACAATTTAGATAAAAATGGAAAAGTTAAATTAGATGAAAATGGCACACCTTTAAAATCTTCATTTGAAACAGCATTATCAAGATTAGAAACTCAATATAAAAAAGCAAATACAACTATTCCAAATTGGGTTAAAAAAGCAAAAGAAACTAAAAATCCTACAAAATTTATTCTTGAAGAATTAACTTATGATCAACAAGAAGAATTATTTTTAATGAATATTTATGGACAAGTGGAAAGTGATGCTTTGATTAAAGCAATGTTAGATGGTGATATGGACAAAGCAATAAAATTATATGCTCAATTTCATCACACTAAAATGAATGTTGTAAATGACAAAGTTGTTAAACGAAAATTTAAAAAAGCATATAATGATTAATCTTGGATTAGGTACATTTAAAAAATCAAAAGAAGAAATAGGTTCTTTGTACAACCAAAGTAGAACTAGCTTTTTAGATGCTGCTCATGCTAACTTTATGAACACATGGAATTTAAATCCATTTGCTTCTACATTGAGAGCATACGATCAAACAAAAGCCTATCAATCTAGTAATGTTTATTTAAATAAAGACGAGTTAAATAAACAATATGCTGGATTAGGTTTAAATTTTACAGAAGATACAAGAGAAGGTGTTGTTGATTATATAGTTGAAAGAAAAAAATTAGAAAATTCAAGAGCAAGTATTATAGCTAGAGGACCAGATAGTAAAATGGCAAAAGGTTTTTTCTTTTTAGAATCTCTTGGAACAAGTTTTTTAGATCCTATAAATATTGGTGCATCCTTTGTACCTGTTGTTGGTCAAGCTAAATTTGCAAACATGGTTGCTCGTTCTGGCAAAAATGTAGCTAGAATGAAAAAAGGTGCTGTAGAAGGTTTGGTTGGTAACATAGCTGTTGAGCCTATTGTTTATGGTGTAGCAAAATCAGAACAAGCTGATTATACTGCTTATAATGCTATTACGAATATAGCGATTGGTGGTTTAATTGGTACTGCGGCTCATGTTGGTTTTGGTAGATTAGGAGATTATATTGCAGAAGTAAGAGGTAAGCCAAATATTTATCAAAGGTTAGCGGCAATATCTCCAGAAAATCAAAGACAATTATTAGATTATTCTGTTGGTAAAGTTTTAAAAGGAGAACCAGTAGATACCGGAAATCTTGTGTCTGAAAAAACAAGAGTAGGAGATCCACAATTAAATAAGATAGATGATCAAATTAAAGAGTTTAATACTTTGTATAATAATTCAATAAAAAATGGAGACAGAAAATCAGCTACAATTTATTTAAAAAATATTAGAAATTTACAAAAAACAGAAAGAGATATAGTTGAAGCTAAAAGAGCAGAAAATGATAGAATAAAAATACAAGAACAATCTAACATAACTAACCGAAATCTAGAACCATTAACAGAAGAACAAAAAATAATTAAAGAAAAAAATCAATCAGAGTTAGAACTTGAAGCAGAAAATATGCAACAAAGAACTATATTACATCAAAAACAATTAAATATTAAAGATGAAGATTTAATTGAATCTATAATTCAAGAAAGAAATGATATTAAAAAAATTGATAACTCTATAAAAAATAAAACTCAAATTAGAGAAGCTATAGAAGCTGGAACTAATTGTACGAAAAGGAATAGTTAATGGCAGATATAAAAAAATTATCTAAATGTTTTGAAGAAGTTAAAAGACTAACTGGTGATCTTCTGCCAGACGAACAAATAAATCAAATTTTAGATGAAGCTAAAATAAAAATTAATGAAAATAAATTTCAAGGAGCAGAAGTTAAATCAGAAAAAATTTTAGCACAAGAAATTATAGATAAATTTGAATACGATCAAGTTTTAAAAAAAAGAAATTTAGCAGAAAACAATATGAAAGCATTGGAAAGATATGAAAAAATAATAGATGCTGTAGATACATCTAATGGAAAAATTAATCCTATTGAAGCAGTTCGTGGATATTTAGTTGGTATGCAAAAATTTTCTAAAATTACCAGAGATTCTATTGGTTTAAAACAAGCTACTTTAGAAAATGATGAAATTAGAAAACTTGTTAATGCTATTAGAAGTTTAAATAAAGATGCTTGGAATGATTTTAGTGAAGGCAGGATGGATATAGAAATTATGAGAGAAATGAATGGTAAATCTACAGGTATAAAAAATGCTAAAAATATTGCTAAAGTTTTAAAAGAATCTCAAAATAGTTGGAGATTAAGATTAAATGATTTAGGAGCTAATATAGGAGAGTTAGATGATTGGATAACTAGAACAACACATAACACAGAAAAAATGGCTAATGCTAGTAAAGGTTCAAGGTTACTTGATGATAATAGATCTGCTTGGGTAGAATATACACAAACAAAATTAAATTTAAAAAGAACTTTTGCTGATGTTAATGATCCAGTAGAAATTAATAAAATTTTAAGTAGTATTTATGATAGTTTAATGACAGGTGATCACATGAAATATGGTGGCACAAATAGTATTTATGGAACAAAAAATGTAACTAATCGTTTAAATTCATCAAGAGTTTTACATTTTAAAGATTTACAAGCTAGACAAGAATACAATATTAAATTTGGAGAACCCTCTCTACAAACAAGTGTTTTTAATGTTTTAACAAGTAGTGCAAAAAATATTGTTATGATGCAAGAATTAGGAACAAATCCTCAAGATACATTTAATAAAATTTTAGCTTTATTAAAAAAAAAATATAAAAGTTCAGATTATCAAATTGTTAGAGATTTAAATTTTGAAAATTTTAGAGGAGCTTTTGCAGAAGTTGATGGAAGTGCAAATATTGCTGGTAGTCAAATTTTAGCAAAAATAGGTGAAGTGGTAAGAAGCACAGGAGATATGGCTAGATTAGGTGGAACTGTAATAACATCTTTTGCAGATTTAGGACCATATATGACTTCTACTAATTTTCAAGGAAGAGGATTATTAACTGGTTTATTTGAAGCGATAAATGGATTATTTGGTGGAAACCCTAAAGCTGCTATGGAAGCATTAGAAGTTATTAGTAATTCTGTTGTAGTTTCAAATAGAGGAAATGTATATGCAGATGGTGCTGATGGAACTGGTGCAATAAATAATTTAAGAAATAAATTTTTTAAATTGAATGGATTAAATGGATGGATTGCAAGTTTAAAAAGTTCTATGGCACTTGGTGTATCAAAATTCTATGGATCATTAAGTGAAACTAAATTTTTAGATTTAGAAAAAAGAGAAAGAAATTTTTTAACACTTTATGGAATAGATGAAGGCAAATGGAATATGTTGCGTTCTATAAAAACTTTAGCAGTTGATAATAAAAGATATTTAACAGCAGAAGCTGTAGATGATATATCTGATGATGTTATTAATTCTTATGTTGGTAGAAAATTAAGTGCAAGAGAAATTAGAAATTTTAAAAAAGATTTACAATTAACTTGGAAAAATGTTTTAAATGATCAAGGTACACATGGAACACCAGAACCAGATACACAAATTAGATCAATAACAAGAATGGGTACAGTTAGAGGAACTGCTATGGGTGAAGTTAATAGATTTGTAATGCAATATAAAAATTTTGCAGTTTCTTTATATAAAAAAATTTTACGAAGAGAAATGGATTCTTATGGACCAGACGAAAGTAGATTAATAGGTGCTACTATGTTAGCTTCTACATTAATGTTAGGAACTATTTTTGGTTACATTGTTTTATCTGTTAAAGATATGTTGTCTGGAAGATCACCAAGAGATCCTAAAAAATTGGGAGTTGTAATGCAATCATTTGTACAGGGTGGTGGAGCAGGTATTTATGGAGATTTTTTAATGAGTGAAATTCAAAACCAATATGGTAATGGAATTTTTGAAACTGCACTTGGACCAACAGCTTCGGATATTAAGAAATTTATAGATGTGGTAAAAAATATGAATGAACCTAAAAAAGCAGGTAAAAAATTTTTACAGTTAGCAGAAGGTCATACACCATTTATAAACCTATATTATACTAAAGCAGCTTATGATTACCTTATTGGTTATCAAATTAAAGAATATTTAGACCCCGGATTCTTTAATAGAATGAAAAAAAGAAATGAAGAAAATAGAGGTCAAACTTATTATTTTAAACCATAGACAAAGGATAGATAATTTAATATAGAGAGAGTAATATGACAGTATCAAGCACAACAGTAAAAAATTCCTATTCCGGTAATGGTAGTACAACCCAGTTTGCCTACACATTTAAAATATTTGCTGACACAGATTTACAAGTAATTATTAGATCATCAACAGGAACTGAAACTGTTAAGACTTTAACTACACATTACACAGTAGCTGGTGCAGGTGATGCTAGTGGAGGTT